AGACCACCCTCACGCCTCATCGCGCCTACTGCGAGCGCTTTCAGTTGCGGGTTGGCATCTAGCTCCTTCTTGAAACGCTCGCGATCTTGAGCAAGGCTTCCTTCGCCACCGCCACCGCCACCGCCACCCGCTGCAGCCTTGCGCTGCTCTGGGGTCAATGATGGACCAGATGGACCACCGGGCAATCCAGGCACGCCGCCAGCAGCGCCACCACCGGCCAAACCACCGAAAGTTGCAGTTTGCGTGCCCCAAGGTGGCATTGGCTGGCCACCTGGCCCAGGAATAGATGGTGCGCCACTCGGTGTGCCCGGTGTGCCACTGCCCGGAGTGCCGCCACCACCTCCGCCACCTCCGCCACCTCCGCCACCTCCGCCACCTCCGCCACCTCCGCCACCTCCGCCACCGCCAAACATTCCACCGCCACCGCCACCACCTAATCCAGCGCCAGCGCCACCAGGCATCGCCAGCATACCATACTGCTGGCCAGCAGGCTTTTCTTCACCTGACAATATTGCATTCAAACGCTTCATTTCATTGATCAGCGTCTTGGTCTGATCATTCTGGCTTTGCATCAATTCCGGTGTGCGGCGATCCTCAATGTTTGTTGATAGCGGCCATCCGTGCACTCCTGTCGGACCGGCAGGACGTGGTGGCAATTGAATAGCATTCGAACTCGGCTTGAGCAACTCGCCAATATCAGGAATGCTTCCCATCCCCCCGCCGCCACCTCCGCCGCCGCCAGATGGAACTCCGCCACCACCCATGAAGAATGAGCCTGTTGCACCACCTGTCGCGCCAGCACGCGAACCCGGAGCACCAGGCGCGGGCAATCCGCCGAGCGGCGGCAATCCGGGCGGTGGAGTGGCTGGACCTTCTTTAGGCTTTTGAATATATGTCTTCCACTTATCTAAAAGAGCATCAACCCACTTCAATGCCTCGATGAGCCCGCTATCCATCAGGCCCACTTTCATGGACTTAGAAATCGCTTCCCAGTTTTGAGAAATTTTCGCAGTGGTCTGCTCGTACTTTTCCGCCTGTTCGATTTGATGTTTCAAATTTGCCGACATCGCGTCGTCAATCGGCTTAATCATCTCATCAACATTGATCGCTTCCGGTGCGCCAAACCGTCGCAAAATGTCACGCTGAATGCGCTTGCCTAAATCTGGGTCGCCACGCTTCTCAAAATAGTCAAATACATCCTGAGCGCCTTTTTTCATTGCATTGAACTTATCAATCACATCTGGCGCAGCATTCATCGTTTGAAAAACTAGCCTTTGAATAACCTCATTCTCACGCGGAAAGTCCTTGTACAATTCAATTCTGGTTTGGCTATATCGCCGCGAGAAATCCTCCAAGGATTCAGCGAAAGCTTTTATCTCCTGTTGCGCCTGTTGAGAGCTTACGCCATGTCGCGCATAAGCTTCTTCAATCTGCTTGATCTTCGCTGGATCCCAACCAGTCTGATTCGCTATATGTTGAAGTTCAACAAGCTTCTTCGTCAACTCGTCAACTGTGCTGAGAACCTTATCCGCCGCCAGCGTAAAAGTGCCGATGCTGACCCCGGCTACCGTAACGTTACGCGCCAAATCGAGGAATGCCTTTGGTCCTTTAGAAACAGTCTCGACCAGTTTGCGCAATTGTTCATCGAGTTCGCTGGTCTGCCGCTTCAACCGTTCCAAATTTTGCGTACTGCTGCCTCCGCCTAGATCATCAAGCGATTGCTTAATGGTCTTCAACTGCGCCGTCGCATTATCGACCAGCGTAACCTGCAACTTGAGTTCGTCAAATTCAGGCATTGGCTTGTATTCCGCGATCCACCGTTACACCCTTTTCAAACATGCCACCGCCCTTGGCTCTGACTGAAGTGCCAGCAGGCGCATCCACCTTCACATTCAACTTGCCGCTAACATCAATTTGATCACTGAGCATGCGATCAACTTGACCGCGTCCAACATCAAGCGAAGCGCCACTCGGCTTCTCTGGATATTTCCCTGCCTCCCCAAAATATTTGTTTTGATATTCCATCTGTGATTCTTGTTGCTTCAAATAATCAGCCTCATTAAATCCAAAAAGATTGCCACCTCCAGATTCGCCTTCTGCAAATCCGCCTTTTAGTCCGCGCGCCGCTGCTGCTGCTCCAAAACTGCGACCGCCGCGTCTACCAACCGCCAAAGCATTAGCATTCCAACGTGCTCGTTCACGCGCATCTTCAAATGGATTAGACCGCATCAATGCCTGTGCCAACGCCCCATGAGGATCAACACCTGAAGGCAAAACATCAGCGCCCCCAGCCCCTCCCGCTTCCTCAATACTTGGTTGATCAAGCCTCAAACCCTTACCAGCGCCTTCTTCTGGCCCAGTATATTGTAAACCAGGTGTAACACCTTTTGGCAGATCCTTTCCAATATACTTAAGGCTGGCGCCGCCTTGAATGGCAGATTCTTTCATAGAGCCGAATACCATCTGCGCGGCAGGAGCATTATAGTCTAATTTTTCACCGTGTCCAGCACCAGGGCCTATATCAGAGTGTGGAAGAATAAACGATTGCCCTGCATTTTTTCCTGCCTGTGGTGTGACCATATAATATCCGCCAAGAGTTTCTCTGCCATGATGCGGAAAGTTGCGGTAACCAAAAGCAATGCCTGGTGTCTCGCTCGGCAGTCCACTTGATGGCGGGCCAATTGGCTTGGTATAATCAGTATAACTTTCTCCGGTATTTGGATCAGTGTATTTAGCAGATTTGCTACCTGTCGGAGCAGTATAATAAATTGTTGACTCACGAGCTTCGAATGTTCGCCCCGTCGGGTCCCGCGCCTCTGCCGCCGACCCACCGCCTGGCTGCGGCGTACTCGCCGGTAGCTTAATCGGGTTGCTTTCGCCCTGCGCGCCGCCTTGTGGCCGATTGTGAAACATTGTCGCGAACTTACTACGCGCGTCGCCACCGCCCACCGAGCTCGTCTCACCTGACAACAATGAATTGAGAAACCCAATGTTCTGAGTGAGGCGCTTTGATTCAAGCACAAGATCAGAGGCGTTGTCATTATAATTTTCTAACAGATGAGTTGCATGGCCCTCCTTCTCAATCGGCGGTGGCGGCACTAGCTTCTTAGCAAAATCGGGGTCTTCCCAAAGATGTTTCAAGAAGTCAATGATTCCATGCTCGCGCCAGTATTTATCCCCGGCCGCACGCAGCTTGTCGGAGTACTCCTTACGCTGCTCAGCAGTCATTGCGCCCAAATCAGTATGCTCGCGCGCGCCGCGCTCCAAGACCTCGCCGAAAGCGATCAGTGCTTTGTTGACTCCCAAATCCTCTAACGTTACATGAATAATACCGCTGAGAATCTTTTCCCAATTGTCAGAAATCTCTGAAGTCACCCGCCAATATTCCGTAAGCACAACCTGCTGCTCGTCCCAGGCCTTCTTAGTGTCTTCCGAAACTTGCTTGAAATCCTCATTCATCTGCATGATATCAGGCAGACCAAACCACTTCTCCAAATACTTACGACGTTCCGCCGCGCCACGTGGCTTATCGCCGCGCTCTGCATAATACTTTTCAATTTCTGCCCCGAACCGACGTACCAGGTTCATCCACTCTTCAAGATTGGGCGCTTTCTGAAGTTCAGCAAAATGCTTTTCCACAACTTCAACAAACGGCCCTTGAACATCTTCCAATATGCTGCGGCGAAAGCCCGTCGTCTTGTCCTTAAAGTCTAACATCTTCTCGTTAAATTTTTCAATCATAGACACGCTGCGCGAGCGCTCAATGGCATTACGCTCCATCGCTCTAATGTCTTCATCAAGCTGTGCGGCGTGAATACCGCCCATCCGATTAGCTTGATTCTGAATTTCAAGATGTGTTCCAGCAACTTTGTTAAATTGATCAGCCGCCATCTGGGCAGCTTTAATCGCGACCCCAAACGCCCCCATTATCATTCCGGCTTTGCCAAAGCCTGTGGCAAAAGCTTGCAGGGTCGATTGCGGCTTGCCGAGCGCTTCGCCTAGATCCTTAATTTGTTTTTCAGTTAGCTTAAGCTGGCGTCCGAGTTTTTCAAATTGTTCAGTTTGCTGAGTGCCTCCTATTTGACGAAAAGCGTCCTGCAGCTGCCGAGCATTCTCGGAAGCTTTTTCCGGTTCAGTCTTGACATTGATTCTGAGTTCCTCAAACTCGGCCATTTATTCTTCTTGCTCGCGTTGCATCAAGGATGTGAGCTGAATAGTCCGATAAAGATGAAGCTGGACTTCACTGATCGGCAGCTTGAGGAAGACTTCAGGAGAGGTGGAATAATATTTCGCCAGACGATAGCAGTCCAGGATCATTGATTCATCGGACCCAGCCACGCCGCCACCTCTGGCAAGAAAAAATTTCGTAATCGATAAGCGCACGAGTTCCAGTCGCGCGGATCCATGGCATCAAGATTGGGCATCAAAATGCCGCACAACGCTGCAATGATCCGCATCATCTTTGCCTCATCAATCACCACATCGCCATCCGTATTGATGCGGCATGGATTGCCGTAACGATTGATGTCGCCACCCGTTGGTTCACGAAACACCAATTCATTGACGAGCTGGCCACGCATGTCTTTGACCGGCTTGTGCAGCAGCTTAACCCGCACTGGCCAAGTTTCAACCGGCGACGGTGGTGGTGCTGATTCAATTGGCGGCTGATCGATGATTGGTCCATTCCCGCCGTTGCCCACAGGCTTCGACGGGTCTACAAACCCTTCTCGCTGAGGTTGAACATCCATCAGTTTCTCCATTTTTTCTACACGAGATTTGCTTTCAGTCAATTGAACTATGCGTCCAACTTCCATTGGCGCGCCTAGAACAGATTGATCTCAAGGCAAGTGATGCCCTCCCAGCGCACCCGCGCCTGGCCATCCCGAGTGTTGAGCTCGAAACCGCCTTTCACAGTTGCACCCTGGAGGGTATACTGCTTGTTGTTGGCCAGCTGGGCGATCACCGTGCTGTCCACCTGGGTGAGCAGGTCTTCAAAGTTCAACCCAGGCACTGTGGAGAGATCGCCTTCGATGTAAGGCACCCTGGGCAATTCTTGATACCCATGCACCCCATCCTGCCCGGCAATCATGGTGCGCTCTACTGGGCTGGGTGACACTGTGAAGTTGCCGCGCAGTTGATATTGATTCCCATCAACTGATAGGAATGCAATGCCAGCGAAACGAATCGCCATGGTCTACCTCCTCTTGTTAAAAAAAGGACGCAACGCAGGACCGGAACGTTGCGCCGAGCTGCCTTACCCTTGTAAGCCGAACGTTGACGGAAGGGTGCCAGTCACGCCAAGCGTGCCAGGATTTGGCCCAATGATCTGAGTGTCAATTCCGCGATCGTACTGCAAGCGGAACTGCGCCAACACCGCGAACACGCGGAGCTGATTTATCAAATCTGGACCATAGAGCACATTTACGCGATTCGGGTCATTTGGATCGCGCTCCACCAGCAGGTTGGCCTTGAATGCCTGAAGGTTCTCAACCAGGCCGACCCACATGTCCTGAACATACTCAGCGATCAACTCGCCTTTGATGATGCCTGGTGTTACGATTGCTTGACCTGGACCGAAACGTGTGCCATCATCTGCCAGCTTCACACGCGGGAACTTCGATGTGATTGCCTGACGCTGATTGCGAATCAACCTTGCCAGGGTTGCCAAAGTAGTAACCAGCTCATAAGCATCATCCGTATACCCATACAGATTGAGCTGATAAGTCGTAGTCTCTCGGCTGATCATAGGCTGATTGTCTGATCCAGCCTTCTGCGTTGCAATTCCACTCTCTGCCAGCGAGTTGAGTTCGATTGTGTCGAACCGATCCTGCAGCGGCGCCAGCTTAATCGTGTTGAGTGACAAAGTCTGCAGCGGTCGTGCTGGATCGTTGATCAAGGCACGCTGTGCCTTGGCCACATAGGCTGCCACCCATTCAAATGCTGGCGAGGGCGATGTCATTTCAAAGCCCATGATGGAAGTCACACCGCTGTTGCGAGTTTGACCAAACGTGAGCAAATCAGAATAAGCTCCCCGCTTGGCAGAAAAGATGTGACCATAGAGCTGCCGTCGCCACCCCCACCGTCCAATATCCTCAAAGCCATACTCCTGTTCCCAGGCATTGAGGCTGGTTGAATCAGTGTAAGGTAATGCCACATATTCAAAATTCTTCTCGCCCAGCGCCGAGATAGCTGCAGTGAAGTCCGGCACTCCTACTCCACCAGTAAGAAAGCCAGTTGCCGGCAATGTGATACCCAGACCAATTGGCGTTCGCTCGCCGCCAATGGTGCCATAATAATTCATGTCCACGCGAATATCATTACCGCTGACGCCGCGCCAAACACAATGCAGCGTCACCGTGCCTGCTGATGCAGTGGCTGTGACCGGAAAGCTTTCTGTTTGATTGACAGCATCAGCAATCGCCGCCGCAATCTCATTCACCAGATCAGACGGCGAAATATTGATCGGCACATGCTCACCGCTAATGTAGAGGTGAATTGTACCGGCTTCAGTTGGAGGCGCGGTTATTATAACAGGAGCGCTCGCTGCCACTGCGCCAGGAGGTTCTGGTACCCCAATGCCCCAGACCTCATTGGCAAAGTTGTTAGCAAAGAAGGTCTTGAACATACGCGATACTTCACTGCCTGGTCCAAACGCATTATCAGCTTGCGCTTGAGTTCCAACCGCAATCGGCACCGAAGGCAGTGTCGTGCCCGGATTGAGACCGACCGGGGCCGCGACCCATGTCAAGGTAAATGTTGAACCGCTGCCAGTGCCACTCGATGAAATCTGCGCCACTGGGTTAGGCGGTGGAGTAGCATTAGCAAGAATGCTGCCACCAGTCAAGACGGTCACAGTAGCAACTGCTCCCGCAGTGACAGTAGCCACAGTGAGGCGCACACCGTCAGTCAGCGAGATTTCATCACCCACAACGTATCCGGTGCCTCCCGCAGCGACCACTGCCGAAGAAACATTTTGCGTCGCCGCAATCATTGTACCAGCGATCAAGCTGGGCTGGTGGATCATAGGGATGCCAGCCATGCTCGGATCGACTTCCACCCAGTAAAGTGGAATTTTTAGGTCCGCAGGGATCTGCGAGAAAGAAATAGGCATAGCTTGCCTCCATGTTGTGATTGCGCGCTACCAACCCTTTACTTCTGAGGCGCGGGAGCAGGCTTGCGCGCTTGCCGCTCTTGTCTGCCTTCAGCTGACTCAACAATTTTGACGGACCCTTCGGCAATGCGCCGTTGGGTGAAACGATCATTCGGCCATTCCACCGAACCCTGAGGGCGAAAAGCCATACCATTGGGATGTTTGATAGCTCTGCGATACTCTTCGCTGGTTGGCTCCACGCGCACGCGTGGTATCTTTCTGGCCTCAGCAATTGCCTTCAGCCGCGCTGGATGAACCTTCCTGCCCGCAGGCCGGTTGACCTGTTGATTCACCTTCTGTTGGTGATACATGCTGTAAACCATTTCAATCTCCTCATGGTGCTGATATATCTGGCAGTGGTGTGGGAACTGGATCCGGGTTGAATTCATAGACAACCTGGATCTGTTGAACGTTGCCTTGTTCTGCTGCATCCCCACCAGGCGGGAATGCTGTCGTGGTAACAATCCGCTGCAAATCGTCGAAGTCAGTCGGTGCCCACCACGTCCTTAATTGATACGTCATCCAAAACAGCCGCTCGCCTATCGGTGTTTCGTTACGCGCTCCAGACAGTCCCCAGATATCCGGACGGAACCGTACCCGTGGCAACCCTTCAATCGAAACATTATCAGGCAGTGTTGTTTTCAGTCTATTCATCAGCGTGTTGTCGCGCAACAGTTGATTCAGTGCAAACCACGAAGCCTGATCGAGTTTGGTGAGCATTGCGGTTGGATCATTATTTCTGACTACAATCTGAATGCCAATTATAAAATTATGAATGAAGCGAATATCCCCAGCGTTGATGTCGCCATCTGGGTTCATCATCTCTTCACCTAAAAACACACCCAAAAATGGCACTTGAAAATCAGCTTCAATTGGCAGCGCGCTGCTGATACGCTTGCAAGCAAAGCCATTAAAAAATGACGATGTCGCCAATCGATCGTGAACCGCATTGAGCACAATCCAGGAATAGCTCTGCGTGTCACTGAGACCGCCCGTGCCAGTCCAAGGAAAATCATGAGAGGCAACATCATTCATGGCGCTGCTGTTTCATACTTGCGAATTATCAGCGTGGTCTCGCCACCACCATTGTGCGTTACATCAACAACTTCCCAGTCACCCTCTGCCGGAATATTGCCCTCGGCAGGAATGTTTATCTGATCACCCTGTTTGGGAATTGACTGGCTAGCATCAAAAAACTCATTGTCCCGAATATCCAAAATTGTTTCATGATCAATTATCACCGCCATCCCAGCATCAGTCTGAACTTCAACCGCCCGCGTTGAAAAAATACCACGTGCCCCAAACGCACCAATTGTCGGTGCCGAAACAATCGGCGTGATTGTAACATCACGCGCGAACTGATCTTGGCATTGCAAGTAGAGCAGCGATGAGAAATCGATCGCCATTCAGCTCACCACTTGATTTTCTCATTCAACAAGTTTGTCATCCGCTCGTCCAACACCGCGTACAAATCTTCACGCAAGATCGGCCTTGTTGAAAGATGGGCATAAAATCGTGGTGGCTTCTTGCGCCGCCGTTTTGCTGTAGAGCGAACGTAACGGTTAAATCGCTGAGCTGCCCTGTATGAATGCTGCATTTCATAAAGTGAGTGTGGCCTGATTTTGGTGACCGCCAAACCCTTAGCGCGCGAGCGCATTGTGAAGGGACGGTGGCGGTGCATGTCCTGGGTCTGAAAGTCAGAAAGTCCAGCACCAATATCCACCCGCTTGAAATGATCGATCTTGGCTAGCATTGCTCCAAGCTTCTTGGACAATGCATCCGTATCAACTGAAATGTCCCAACTCATACTTCGATCCGGATGTAGCGCTTGAGCAAAGCATCAACCGCTGGATTGAGCCCAGTCGGGTGTGCACTCAAAATTTTCGCCAACAACGCATTGGGATCGAAAAACATAATGCGCGATTCCTTGTGACTGATCGAACGAATGCCTGCCACCTGGGCCTGCTGCAATCGCATTCTTGCTTCCATAATCAATATCACAGCTGCTTGTTTTAATGGCAATGGCGCTTCAGCTGGCAAATCAAAGCCACCCGTGTAAGTCACCGCCGTCGGCCAATCCCATGGTGTTGACTGCGCTCCGCCTGGATTGGTCACAAAAGACAATTTGCCAGAAGCTTCCTCCAGTTCATACTGACTTACGTCCAACACAGTTGAATCAGTGCCGGCTGACACGGTTTGAATGTCAGCTTCCTTCACCGGCCAATGCGACAAAAACAAACGCCCACTGATTTCCTCACGCCAAATTTCCGTCACTGTCTCACGCGCAAAAACACGATGACAGTATTCCGCTATGGTCTGTGAGAAAATTGAAATCATCATTGTGATCTGTTGATCGTGCGAAGCGTCAGTGGGCGACAAGCCCAGCAATAACTTAGCCTCATCCAGCGTCAGCAAATCAAAGTTAGTTGCTGGAGTGATAACCTTGATTGTTCTATCCGCCATCAGCGCGTCTCGATTTGGAACTCGTCAAACAGGCTATGCAACTCTAACTCTGGACCATGAGTGCCGTCACTCATGATTGGTATTGCAGT